CGACTTTTGTCTTGAACCTCTTCACAAGTCGGCCTATAGTGTCCTTACGAGGACTAGATGGCTTATGAGAGGCGATCCGACCGCTGAGAAACTTAGGAAGGCGGGTTTTAAGAGGGGGGGAACCTTAGTCTCGGGTGATTATCGGTCTGCGACCGATAACCTTCCGGTGGAGGTTGCGGAGTGGATAATGGAGGAGGTCCTCGCGAATTCGGTTTCGATACCAAATTCAGTGAAGGATCACGCCATGAAAGCTCTGAGACCTAATCTCTGGAACCTCGATTACGGGATTGATTTTACCGTCTCCCGAGGTCAGATGATGGGTTCGTACAATTCCTTATGGCTTCTTTGCCTACAGAACTACGTTGCCGTAGAGTGGGCTAGGAAGCAAGCTGGTTTGCGTGCGTTCCCTATTCAGATCAACGGAGACGACATCCTCTTTCAAGTGGATGACGCCTCGTTTTTCGAGACATGGGTTGGCGTGATTTCGGGTCTCGGTCTTGAGGTCGAGAAGTCAAAGACGTCAGTGTCTAAAAAGTTCGGTACTTTGAACTCTACACTGTTCGAGTGGTCTGGGGATTACCTTAGGGTCGTCCCCACTTTGCGCTTCAGTATGCTCAAGAGAGTCGATTTCCCGCATTCGCTTGGGACTACTTTCGACAAGTTTGTTGCTGGTCAGGAACCAGATGTCAAGTGGAGAGCCGCTCGGGCTTTCTTTTCTTGGCACCTGGAGACCCTCCAGTCGTTCCGGTTCCAGCCGGACGAACTGGGCTTTAGGGGCGGCCTGGCATTTCGCTTGTCGAGAATTTTCGGTCTTCTCCGACCGTGTGATCGTGTTTTCGAGGCGCCACGCCCTCCTATCGGCCATAAGATTGTCCTAGACTCTGAGAAAGTCTCAATGGTTAGTGCTGAATTTATGGAGGGTGAATTTTTAAAGCTTTGTCAGCGTGAGATGACGGCCTGGAAATTTTCCGTTCCTTTTCTAGAACGACGCGAGACTGCCGCCCTGCGGTATTGTCTCGGTTGTTCGGCGATTAGGTCGAGTGTGCTATACTGCCGAGGAAGTTGGCGCACTCTAACGGATGATTTTTCG